TTCAATTTTCCATCGTGGGTGATGGTGGCCTTACGGCAATCCATCGATATCAACGGCTACTTTTCAGGTGGCTTGCGGTATTCTACCGACGACCCCAGGATGACCTCTGGTCACCCCTGGACTACTGTCCTGAACACCCTGTTGAACTTGTTTGCTCATAAGTGGGCGTGTTGGAAAGCTGGCATCGACCATCCGCGTATTTGTGTGGGTGGAGATGATGCACTTGTCCAAGGTGTCCCGGATTCGGCTTTTGCCCTCCACCTTGTCTTGTTGGGATTCGACTGCGCACCGGTCGAATGTCCGCCTGGCAGGGGTGAGTTTTACTCTAGCATCTTTTTGCCAAGCACACTTGGAGTCGTTCTAACGCCCAAGTTGGGTCGGTGCTTGCGCAAACTGGGCCTGACGACTGTCCGACGGGACAATCCGAAGTCCTGGCTCCGTGGGGTCGTACAGGCCTATATGGCCGTGTTTTCCCACGTTGAGCCAATGCTGAGAATCCTCACTTGTTGGGATGCCCAGCTTGGTGAGGTGAACCCTACGTATTATACGTTAGGGCTAACCGCGCCGGCTGAAAAGCCGGAGGCGTCTCCGGATACGCTTACCGCCCTTTATGAGTATTACGGGTGTGGCCCCGGCGCCATCAATCTGCTAGTAGAAGAGTACCTTGACTTAAGGTCAGGTGATAGGATCGCCAGTAATGTACTGAGCGATCTCTTGGCGCGAGAGTAAACGACGCGGCGCATCCAGTGAAAAATTCTTACTCAATGACGCAATCAAAGAAACAAACCAAAGCCATCGTACCTTACCGTGGAGGACAAAAGTCGATTCCTCGCCCGCCAGGGGCACACAAATCCAACTACGTTTACTATTCGTTTAACAATGTTGGGATTGGGAATTCGACCGGAGTCTACGGGACGGGTAGTCTCGGTATGAACGACTACTTGATGAATAATAATACGGCCATCAACACCGGCACCAGCGTGAATAATAGATTGTCCAACAACATCTATTTCACTACCCTGCAGGCAAGGCTGTTCTTTAATCTCAGTCCGTTGGCACGTGTTCGTGTTATCGTCGGAAAGACTAATGATCCTGATTTAGCGAGTGCAGCAACGAACACCGCTATTACCGGGCTCATTGAGTCGACCGAAGTCCTGCTACCCAATCTTCGCGGCACCACTCTTGGTGTCGTGGAGTATTTCCCCAACTCGGAGAGCCACGTCAGCATTCTTGCTGATGTTATGCTAGGCGGCCATACGTCTGTTGCAAACAACGTGGGTCTCAAGATAGTACCATTTGAAGTCGAAATACCTTTGAATCTCCAGAGGTCATACGATAACAGTGGTAATGTCGACCGTGGCAGTTGGTTCATCTACATGGTGACCACCGACCCAACGTTGACTACTGTCTTTGGGTCAATTAAAGCAAATTGGGCACAGCAAGTGGACTCGTGAGGGTCCGGCGGTCGGTTGGTGCCCAGCGGCCCAACCGAAAAACCGTCCCGCGGTCTCTTGTCTCGTTTGTTTTCTGTGATCGATTCCATTCCCAACATTTTCAACCCTTTTATGCTCAACAAGGCGGTCAAAACCATTACTGGTTTAGACTATGATGATCAAGCTAAGATCTTCTTCACCTATGGTGCTGCATCTAAGTCCAAGAAAGCGTTGGAGTGGGCACGGTCAAGCGGCATCCTCGATGCCGCAACCAACTCTCAACACTTTGAGCGTTTTACAAACCTGTTCACTAGCCGCTCCTCACCGCTGACAACCTTTGTGAGACAGCCGGCGCGCACGTCACGTATCACTTCAATTGTGGAACTGGCACCCGCCCTGACTCGTTGAACTATCACTGGATGCGCACGCAGAAACCTATCTAATTGACTTTGTACACCACCAACTCACCGACTACTCCCGACATTCACTTTTCCACCAATTCTCGTATGGGGGGGGCCCGTTATTCAATAATACCCCCATGCGCGTCTTATTTACAGTTATGACCCAC